TTATTCGCCATTTAGATTATGTTTTTTCCAATATCTTTCTTCTGCCAATCTGACAGCTTCAGCAAAGGTTAACATGCATTGATTTACCGCAGTTGACCTTTTTCGCAAACGCTTGCGCATCCTTCTCCGCTTATGATGATAGTCCATTATTCTCGCTGTTCTTTCTACCCGCTGCATTTTGACGTCCCTCATTTATGCTTTATATTTTCATATATGTCTTTTATCGTCATATTGCCGGATTTGTTGAACCGATTCGAAGAATTTTATTATACTGCTATTGATGCCAAAACCTCCGCCTTTTCTGCCTCGGTCAGTTTGGTGTAAACTGTAATGCTCTGTCATCTACCGTCCGCTGCTCCCGTTCCGTCCTTGTCTTAATAGCGGGATATACTTATGTAAGCAGCCATGTTCATAGCTAAGGGATACTTATACAAAGCTTGTTAATGGTACTTTGGAATGGAGCCTTAGAAAAGTCGTATGCGAGGCAAGGATGCCGAAGCAAGCCCTCAAGGTCAAGGATGACCATTTGAGGGCGTTAGACTTTTCTTTGGCGTAATTCCTTAGTACCATCAAGCTTTGTATATTATGCCGTGCTATACATGGCTGCTTTATTGCCACTATTTGTCATTAGCCTCAGGGTAGCCATGCTACCCCATTAACTTGTTGACCATATTGATTATCAGCTTCCCTGCATATTCTCCTTCAACTTTACTGCCGATTACGGCATTTTTCAGCCAGTATTCCGGTGAGCTGATAACGCCTTTTTCCTTCAGTATCTCCACAGCCTCTTCCAGGGTTACGGCTGTAACCCACCATTCCGGCCTCTTTCCCGAGCGCAGTTCTGCGGCAGTCAGTCCATCCGTAAGCTCAAAATGCGGCTTGTCACTGATTGACTTCCAGTCGCCGCCCCAGGTAAGCCCCAGCTTCTTGCCCTCAGCCCCGATAATTTTCCACTTTGCGGCATCATCCCAAAGTATGGTTTTGCCGTCGGATGTAACCGGAGCCACATCATAAGCCAATCCGAAGCCATGAGGTCCGATCTGCTTCATGTTCGTAACGATATTTCCCGGTGTGCTCCTGCCTTGATTGTAAAGATGCGTCTGGTATTCCTGGTCTCTGAGTGTCGAGGTGATTATGATCATAACTCCTTGTTTTGAGCATGCTTCCATATGCTTTCTGCAAATCCTCTGCAGTCTGGGGTGCAAATCATTAATTTTCCTGCTGTTTATCATCATTCCCACCACCTTTCATTTTTGCATGTGTGCTGTCTATCATGAAGCAGTATTTTCTTCGTCATATCCCGGAAGATCATTACCTTCCGTCAACTGCATTTTCATGTACCGGACAGCTTCCTCGATAAGATTGTCCAATTCCTTCTTTGTTATCAGGAAACGGACCAGAGTCGGCAGTACGGCATAAGCCCGCTCCACTACCATAGCATACTTCAGATCACCGGTGCCTGAGCCCAGAGCCTTCTCTGCCTGGATGACCAGACTGAGAATGACCTTTTTGACGGTGTCACGTTTACCTATGCGGTACAGGTAAATGAGTGAAAAAACCAAGGCTGTTATTATAAGTATATTTAGCCAATTGAGTTTTAAGAAATTAAACATGCCATTTTCTCCTTATTTTTTTAAAAAATAAGTGACCACCGCTGTCACCAGCACGGCCACTTGTATTTGAATATGTCCTCAAGCTTCTGCTTTTTAGTTAACTCTTCAAAATTTGCTGTACTATAAGCCTTAAATCAAAAATATTTACGCTTTTATTCAGATCCACATCGACTTTATTATTTGACCAGTTTTCCGGGGGTTTATTAAGGTTAAACGCAGTAATGGCAATATCTCCTATGGAATAACGCCCATCCCCGTTAACATCTGCGTCTATCTCAGAAATCACCCTAATTATTTTTCCTTTGCAAATACAAGTCATTTCATTTCCCAAGTGGTTTGCAACGAGCCCGCTTTCTACTTTTATTTCTCCTGTTCCATAAGATACTTCAATCTGTTGTGACGCATAAGTGTCCTACTGTGCCGCTATTGCCGCCAAGATATCTGTCTTTTCTGCCTCCGTTAGTTTTGTATACTCGGCAATGATGTCTTCTGCCGTCCGCTGCTCCCGTTCCATTCTGGTCTTTATTGCATTGACGAATATCCTTTCCCAATATTCATTCATATTTTACACCCCCATACCATATAATTCTGCGAGTGCTATCTGTATGTCCTGAATTTGCTGCTCTATTGAAGGTTGTACTGGTATATGCTCCCTCTGCTTTACAATATAGTTGGCAACTACCTCTGTTTCGCCTATAGTATAGCCAGCATGCTCCAGATACTCCGTTTCCGCATCATGTTCAGGTGGATTATCGACCAATGGTCTCCAACCTTCAGCAAGTAGTATTTCTCCCTCTAACAGGTGATAGCCTGATACTGTACTGCCAGCTAATCCACCGGTTGTAAGAGTGCCTGTCGTTGGCAGTCCTACTTGTATCACTTGTCCGTTTTCTATTTTTACATACTGCATATTTACCCTCCTTAATATGGACTTGTTGGTGGTGAGAAATTTGCTGTCCAACGAGCTATGCCTTTGCTGAAACGAAATTCGTCTATGTAATTATTAGATAGATTCTGGGATGACTCCCCAAACTTACCTATAGCAAACTTAGCAGTTGAAGCATTAGCAATTATGCCTGTAACATCCCTGGATCCTCTTTGCACACCATTAATATAAAGATACATAGAATTGCCTTTTCTAACCACCGCTATGTGATACCACTGACTTGCGGTCAAGGTTGTAGACGACTGCATATAAGTATCACCACCTAGTGTATTATATAATCTGACAGTGACATACCCCGCCCAAATCTGGACTAGTAACGCTGCTGAGTAGGGGTCAAGGCTACTTGCCACTTGTCCGCAAAGTGAGTATGTATAATCTGCGTATAAAAGATTTACCCAAAAGTCAACTGTAAAATCCCCACTACCTACATTAAAATCTGCGGATGCAGGTGTATCAATCCATGTACTATCAAATTTTATACTTTTTCCAAATTTGTATACTCCTGCATCTAAAAATGCCGAGTGATTTGACCATACCCTACCTGTCTCATCCGCTATCACACTGTTATCAAAATGTAACAGTGCTTTTGTAAATTCATCAACCCCTTGTTTTACACTCATTCTCATCCTATCCGCTAGCATAACATCATCCCCTTACGTTGTAAACTTAGTGCCAAAAGCACCTACACGATATTTTGTGCCGCCATCTATTGTATATCCTGTTATAATTGCCGTCTTACTTGCTGTAAATGTTGGAATTTCATCTCCATCCCATTTAAAAGACACTGGAAATGTTATTGCATATAGTGTAGCAGGCATGTTTATTTGCAATGTAAATGACCCAGCTCTACCAGTTGTAGGAGGATTAGTAATAGCGATTATAACCGCCCCTGTCGGTGTTAGATTAAAGGTATTTCCTGTTTCCAAGTTTAACGTTACTGTCCCTGTAGTTGCCGGTACAGTCCCCAATACTTCTGCATAGTCTTTTATGTATGGTCTGGTTAAAGGCTGGTCTGCGCAATTTATTTCGCCTGTCATGATACCGCCAGATTTGGGTAACGCATTTGTTGCCAATGTTCCTTGTGCTGCTGTAGCATAAGCTGTACTTGCTGTATACGCTGCAGAGCCCAACCCCAATATTGTCTTTACTTCTGCAAGAGTTTTCTTCACAAATGCGCCGGCGCCTGAAGATACCAAAAAGTCATTCACTGCAGTAGCTAAGCTGTGATTTATTTTCTTATCCAATTCAACTTTTACTCCAGATGGAGTTACAGCTTTTGTCGTATTGGTTCCTGTAGTTACTTCTGCATTGATTGCTAACTGCACATGCCCCTTTGCCGCTGTTGTCGCATCTTCTGCCGAATGCACCGTAACTGTCTGATTCAATGCATTAATAGCATCGGCATTGCCCTTTACAGTCTGTGTCGTTCTCCCTGCTCCTGCCAGGTTATCCACCTTGGCTTGCGCACCTGCCGGCGTTTCTTTTGCAGCCACCCCGGCATCGATTTTGTCCCAGTTGTCATTGAGCATCGTCTCAATGTTAAAATAGTCATTACCATCATCATCTGGGTCCTTCTTCAGTAAATTCAAGTTTGTCGTATAATCAGCCATTATTACACCTCCTATATTACCGGCTTAAACGGTGAAAAATCCGTTAAGCACTTATCTTGTATTTCATTGATCGTAAGCTGCTGTATCTGATATAACATAAGATAGAGGTATTCAAACTCAAAGGGCAGGTGTGCAGGACGAAGCTCTTCAATGGTATTCGTCAGATCTCCCATATTTGGTGGCGCTCCCAGTACATTTGCAAATCTGATGCGTATAACGCCATCAGGGAAAGTTACCTCAACATCCCCGTTTGTATATGCATCCGCTGCAGCCTTTATTAATGCAGCATCTGTTTTGCCGGTACCTCTCATCTTGCTTTTGATAACTGCCCGTCTGTCGGACAACGGCTTACTGACATCGGTTTGCAGCCCCAGCTCCTTTTCATATACCGCCAAGCCCCAGGTTGCCTTGTCAATATCCAGCTGAGCCTGAATATCTCCAACATCTGCAAGGATATTGTCAAACTCAGTGCCCTCTGCTCCCATTATTTCCTCAAACACTTTGGATTTTCTCCAATGGGGCGGCAGGTAGCTTAACATCTCTTCCTTACGCAATGGTCACCACCCCCAGCACCGGCACCTCGTTGTTTACAAGGGGTATATTTGCCGTACCGCCGTTGATCGTCAAATCCGAATAATCACGGATTCCGGTAGCATCCAGAAGTCTGTATCCAATCTGTGCATAGCTTATTTCTGTGATATCCTCCCGGAAGGTAATAGACCTGAAATACTCTCCGAGCTTTGCTTCAACATTAGCCTTCCTCTGTTCTTCCGTATATGCGGGATCTATATCCAAGGCCGTAAAAGCTACATTTATCGTCTTGCCGTCTGCACTTACCACCGTGCAATAAGCGCCTACAGGCGCTGCTCCTTTACCTTCTCCTGCAGCCTCAGGGTCAATGTAGTTTTGTACGCTTGAAACCACTTCTGCATTGGCAGGCTCTTTGTTGGCATCAATCAGCACAACCTTTACCGTGTTGTTACCGTTCCAGAGGGGTACTACTCTGGCATCCCCCACCCCAGTCACTTCCTTTGCCCACATTTTGTACTGGGACTTGTTTCCGCTGGTCGGAGGTGTCTTTATCCTCTCATAGTACCTCTGCAGCAGGTCCTCATCGGATTCCGCATCATAACCTCCCTCCGTTGGCTCCTGATTGGTAACGGAATCTATTCCCGGGATGGAAACAGGCATATACTTTATGGTATTTGCCGGTACATTTCCCTCTGCTCCTGCAACTGCAGCCTGAATACGGACCGTACCGCTTCCGTTTATTAATACATTTTCCATCGCTTTGAACTGAATTCCTGACCCGGTCTGGAACAGGTCTCCTTCGTTTATGCTTCCGGTTCCCGTCGCTTCAAGCTGTTTGGCTGCATAGGTTGCAGGCTTCCGGGTCATTCCTGTCCTTTGATATATTCTTTGTGCCAATTCGTCTCCGCTCAGGACTTCAATATCCATTTTTTCAATGGTACTGTCCAGGGCTATATACACCTGCTCCAGCTCCAGTACGGAAGGCTCGATACAGTCATATATCACGCCGCCTTCCCTTTTATCGTAGTCGCTGCTGACCCGGTCAAGCACTCTTTTCCTTATTTCTTCAGCAGTTTGATTTTCATACAAGCGTATCACCTCCAAAGGATAAACCGTCTGTTAAATTAACGGTAAATGTGACCTTCAAGCTGCTTTGCAGCCTTTCAAAACCGAAATCCGTCACAGACTTGATATTATCGTGAATCTCCAAGGCTTCCCTGATAGCGCGCTCTGCTTCGCTGGTAAAAAGCTTATAGGGCAGTTGCCTCTCTACGAGACTTTCAAGCTCAATGCCGTGGTTCTGATAAATCAGGTACTTATACTTTTCTGTCTGAAGCGTTGAATGCACCCATTGTTTTATTGCCGCTGCCCCTTCTATTTTTATAAACTTACCGTCACGCAGAACAAATTCTCCGGTATCGAAGTCGAAAAGAAACGACTTCCCGACTGTTTGGGTCTCATTGGTTTCCGATGAATTGTAAGTTAATTCAGGCAACATCATACCACCACCCTGTCTATGACAAAATACTTTTGCCCGTCTGCTGAAGGAAGCAGGGCAACCCTTTCATACGGCTTCAGTCCCTCATGATGTATTATCACGACCTGCCCGTTTATTCTTACCTCTTCATCCCATTCCGTAAGTCTTTCAGGAATAATCAAATCATCGGTACCCAGGCTGAAATTTATTCCCTCCGGTGCTATCACCATCGGTACAGCACTCTTTACCGTACCCATTACAAAGGATATTGGTGATTTATTTTCCCGCTCCTTGAACAGCATTGCCAGCTCCGTTATTCCATCTGCCATCTACGAAACCTCCTTTAATGTTAATGTCATCCTATGGACTGCTCCTTCATAGTTATGGGTATCCGACGTAATCTCAAAGAGGCCTGTTAAACCGGTCTTCTTTTCCTCAATCTCAACATAAGTGCCGGTTATACATTCATTGAAGCCGATACATTCAATGTCCATTTCCTTGAAAACCCGTCCAAGCTCCTTCAGCATATCCTTCGCAGTTGTTACGCCCTGTCCAGGCTCTGCCTCAATAACCTCCTGCAACAGGCCATATTTTTTTATGAGCGTATCGTCCTTTATTACTGTAATCTTGCCCCCTTCGATGACCTTGACGGAGTTTTTCATTTCTTCGATGCTTTCCTTCGCAGTCGCTTTTATAATCAAGTTTCCGTCCAACACCCACTGCAATACCTGCTTCCCCTTTTTCTCCCGGTACAGCTTCCCTTCCCTGAGAAAAAGATTATATTCGGTATCCAGCTCCTTTATGATCTCTGCCAGTCCCTTTTCCCGCAAAAGCAGCTTTTTGATTGTTTTACTGCCTTCTATGCTGCCTACGGGTATGTTGAAGCGGCTGCACAGTGTCTCTATGACCTTTTTATCTGTTGTTCTTTCAAATTTATAGTCATCCTTGCTTTTGTCCAGGTATATGAGGGGGTCAAAGGCATAAGGCGTTATGGTATCCTCAGTAGTCCTGAAGGTTGTAAATACAATACCCCGGAAAAGCTCCCCGGCCTCATCCTGCAAAACCAGCCAGTCACCGGGAGATATGCTGAGACTGTTGACTGTTGTTATATCAAGTCTCCTGGACAGCTGGTCCCCAGAACCTTGCCAGGCAACCTGGCTCACTATTTCGGTAATATCTGTTTTCATACCGTCCCTCAAGTGTAAAACCGTAAGCTTGCTCATACCTTCAACCTCTGCCCCACCAGGATCAGGTCGGATTTCAGCTTGTTCCCGGTCATGATTTCCTTATACCTGCTGCCGTCGCCGTATACTTTCTTCGCTATCTTCCAGAGACAATCCCCTGCTTTGACCACATAGATGCCTCCGGGTGCAATTTGATCCTTCCTGCTTTGCTTTTCATCCTTAGAAGCTGCTATCACTTTTTGCCCCTCAGGTGTCGGCTTCAACTCATAGGATCTGTATTCCCTGAGCTGCAGCTCATATTTGACATCCCTGGAGCCTCCCTCTTCACCATAAGTCAGATTCTCAATCCCCACTGGTATATTTACCGGGGTATCTGTTATGATCAGCCTTATGGATTTCTCGAGTGCCTTCCAGCGCTTCAAAATGCTGATGTACTCATAAGGGGTTTTGGCATCAGGGATATCAATCATTTCAGTATCCTTCAGAAAATGAAGGTACCCCCCGGTCTCTGCCGGAAAATACGACTCCAGGGTAATTTCGATGAGCTTTCCCTTGCCGATCATGCTAATCTCCCCAAGCCCGATAGTTTCTATTGTGGTAACGCTGCTTCCGTCGCTAACATGGAAAGCAGGGGGATTGACCGGCAGCCGGATGCTTTCCTTCCCATCGTTGCTGTAGAATAAAAATTTCATTACAACCCCTCCCTATGCATTCGCAAGTGCCAGCCTAAGCTTGGGCATCATTTCATTCATGATTTCGTTTGTTGATTTGTTAACTCCGTTGATGTTTATGGTGAATGCCTGATTTTGCACGTTGGGTTTGGTGTTCTGGGAGTCTGCCTGAGACTTTGCAGAAGTCGCTATTATACCACTTTGTTGCTCTTGGCCATCTATGTTACGATTATCGGGTTGGTCTATGCCAGCAGATGTTAACGTTGGGAGACTGTATATCTGGTTTCCATACATGGCTGTTCGATTTTTTGATTGCACAGCCGTGGTCTCTTTCCTGGGAAGTCTTTTATGTTGTCCGTCAATATCTCTGAACTGCTTAACTTTCTCGTAAAGATCCATTTTTCTATATTCTTGAGCACGCCTCATTTCGTCAATTTTTCTTGTCTCTTTCTTTCGTTTATTTTCAAGCATTACTCTACCGGATCTTTGTTTGCTGTTTTCTTGATATGCTTCCTCAGCCGCTTTAACCCCCGCGTCTGAATTCCTATGCGTTTCAACGCCCCCAGCAAATTGAGGTTTAAGCCTTTGCTGTACAATGCCTTCAAAACCAATATTGTCTAACTCTTCAGAAGATACTTGTGCTCTAAAGCTCTTTAATCCTTCAATATCTCCAATTTTAGCTGCAGCTAAAGCCCCTATTGACTCTGCAAGTGTACTGCCCGGATTTGATGCAGTCATGTCCTCTGCTACTCTGACGAGCTCTATTGCCTTGTTTATGTCCCCACCTGTCATCTTTACAGCTGTATCTCCTGCCTCAAGAACTTCAATTGTTTTAAATCCAGCTTCCTCAGAATTTGTTCGTAAGAGCTCCATGTATTCATCCCGCAGCTTTTTTACTTCATCAATACCTCTGCTGGGATTGCTTATTGTAATAGTGCGCTCCATATAGTTATCCTGCTGTTCCGCTGCAACTCCAGCCATTTCCAATTCAGTCAGATCATCCATAATAAACTTTAGCTCTTTAGTTGCTGCTGTTGCTAATAGCAGAGGTCCTGTTTTACCTCCTATGCCAATTGACTTGCCAATAAACTTAAGCGTTTCATCAATTAACACACCTACTCCTTTATTTACTAACTTATTGGATGCATCTCCTACTAATTTGCTGCCTAATGATTCTGCACTTGGAGCTTTAACATCATATTTGTTTCCTTCTTTTCCTAAAGACTTATATACTGAAGCATCTTTTTCTGCCGCAAGCTTTTCAACTATAGGTATCTCTGCTGCCTGTTTCTCTACTGCACTCTTCACGATTATAGGTTTGCTTGAAATTGGCTTCTCCTTCCCAATTCCCTGCAGCATCCTTGCCAGCTGCTTCCTCAGCAGTGCAATCTCTTCTGCTAACTCCCGTAAATACCTCATCAATTCAATGGATTGCAGTTTTATGTTCCATTTCTTCCCGAAAGTGTCCTTCAGCACATCTTTTGTATCCTGGATTTCTTTTTTTATGCGTACTTGCTCTTTCTGAACCGCCTTAAACCCGGCGGACACATTATCCCTTATGCTGACTGTTATTTTCACTTCACTCACTGCCGACATTCCATCACCTCCTATAAAAATGCGATGTAGTCATATTTAGGTTAGAAGCTGGATAGGATAGGCAATAGGAGTAACAGGAATACTACCCTGATATCAGAAGGATCCAGCTCCCTTAAATTTATCACCCGGTATTCCTTAAGGGTCTAAGATCCTTCGTAAACTCAGGATGACACAAAAAGTCACTTTGCTATAAGCTTCTTCACAGCCCTTACTCAAACCTATTGCCCTATGCCGTCAACCGCCCGGCTCTCCTCTTCCAAAGCTTTTCTCATACTGGCATAGTAGAAAAGCTTTGCTGTATAACTTCTGCTTAATATCTGTTCCGGTGCTATTCCCTTTTGAAGGTAGTAATGGAGCATATACAATTCTCCATTACTGTCGATTAGTTTTTTATGTCATCTACAACCTTTACACTGTCTATATAGCCGGCCAACACAAGGCATTCCTTGGATACGGCGGAGATTTCCCCGGGCTCGAATATCTTGGCGACGATCTCCATCGGAGACACAACACCGTAAGCTTCCTGAAGAGCCTTGTCCTTAAGGGGTGGATTAACTACACAATGATAGACGATATATTCATCCGCTTCTTCAGAGTTATCCATATCCAGGGCTTCAAGGCATACCGCCCTGTCCGGCTTCTCAATGGTAATGGTGCCACCCAGGGATTTGACATGCAGCTCCCTTGATTCCTTCTTTGCTGTTTTTGACTTGGCTGCCCTGGCCAGCAGCTCCTCCAGGGTCACTTTTTTAGGGGTTTCTGCCGTTTCCCTCGTGCTCAGCTTTTTCATTGGCTTAACCCTCCTGCACTGCAATTAGATCCGGGAAGGTCACATCAGAAGGTGTAAACCCGAAGGGATACTCCCTTTCAAGCTTCTGTCCCTGCTCAAACTGCATGATTGTTGCTTCGTTGAACCAAACATTGTTTATGACAACCCGCTCGGTACCATATGCATCCGGGTCGGCCAGCTTCCCAATCAGCTGACTTCTCGTGTCCTTGCCCTGGGTCCAGGCCTTCACAAGCTTTTCCAGCCCTCTGCTGTACACCTTCTTTACCTTTAAAGTGCCTTCCCCCTTGAGCCCTGTAATCTTGCTCTCAATATCCAGCTCCCCTGCCATCTGCACATCTTCCCTGTTGGCTACGACCTTTGCTTCAAAGCTCTCTATTTCATAGACCAGCTCGCCGTCCCACCAGATTTGCCCCCATCTACCGTTGATTTGTCTGTTTCCAGGTACTTTTCTTGCCATTTATATTCCTCCTCCATTCTACATTTCTACTGTGAACTGCAAATCTTCCATTGCATCCAGGAATTTGACCGCAGCTGCTGCAAACACCAAGCTTCCGGTATTGGCTTCCTTGATCTGCTGCTCATCCATTTCAGTTACATCGATTCCCCTGCCCACCAAATAGGTTCTCTGGGCTTCAACATCGATTAAAGCCAAATTGTCATAGCTGGAATCCAGTACATCCATTCTGGCCAGTTCCTTAAAATAGGCATTGACTGCCGCTAGAAAAAGAACCTTATTATCGTAGCTGTTTACCACATTCCCGACATAACCGGCATCAAAGGTATCCCTGATATCGTCCCGGACCAGATCCACCGCATCGACGATCTTGATCTTTTTGAAAGCTTCACCCTTTGTTGCCGTAGTCGTAACCAGGGAATTGACAGCCCTGCCGATTTTGACTTTTTCCCCGTCATTCACAAGGATCAGCTTGCCTGCATCGATATCCGCATCCGGTTCAGTAGATTCCGTAATGCTCTCAACCTCGGACAACACGTAGTAGGTCGCACTTCTGCTGAAAGGCATCCCGGCCAGAATTCCTGCGATTCTTGAGCAGTATTCAGCCGTGCTGTAAGTTTTACTCCCGGCTTTTATATCCGCCGTCGTAAAGTTGATAATCCCCTCATGATCACCGGTTGAAGAAGGCAGTACCGCCTTAAATGTCTTTTTATCCGTATCCCTTTCGCCCTTAATCCAAGTCGATACTGAGGTTATCTGTTCTGTCCCGATTTCCGGTATCGCCAGGTAGTTCCATTTCTTGTTCTTCAGCCGCAGCAGCGCTTCATTGTATTCAGTCGCCGCTGCTGCCACTCTCTCTACTATCACTGTGGACGGTGCCCCCATAAACGCCTTTTCAATATAATCCTTGTTTGCATCAGTCCAGGCTGCCGCATCCACTTCTGCAATGCTGCCGTATGTCTTGGTGACAAAGGATGTATCGGTGTCATCCTTCAGTATAAGTGCAACGATCCCCCTTGCACTCCTTTTTACAGCTGTTGTTCCTTTTGTCTTGAATTCAATTAAAATCTGTGGCAATCCCATTCTAAAATTCCTCCTTCATTTCTAATGTTTGCATCGTTTCGAAGCCGTTATCCGTATCCTCCCTGCTGTCGATATAGCTCAGGTCAAAAGTGAAATGCAGCACCTTTTCAATGATTTCTCCTTTTGTCTTGTCAATGTTTACTGTCCTGTCACCGGCTTGCAGCACCACATCGAACAACCCCTCCAGCAGGTCCTGCATTTCCAACAGCCCTGTACCGATATCCCCGTCGGGGTAATACCGGATATTGACTGCCAATGCCTTTGAGAATTGATATACATTTTCATTTGTCTTTGATACCGAGATAATCTGCACTAAAAAGCAGGGCTTGGAAAAATCCTGAGGCAATTCGTCATAATACAGACAATAACCGGGAAATCCAGTGCTGAGCTTTTGTGCTGCCGCATTTCTGATATCAACCAATGTCATGGACCAACCTCCTTCGCTATGTATGGTTTATGTTAACATAAACAGGGTTCGACCCCCGTTGATGACTTAAAAACACTTTTGCCAAAAGGCATTTGAGGCCTTGTGATGTCTTTTCCCTTCCCCCGGCATATATCCTTTCTTCATGTATACAATCACCCATTCCAGATCCTTCTCCATGCCGCATAGAATTTCCAGATCTGCATAACCGGCCTCCTGCCGCTTCCGCGCTTTTGCCTTAAGCTGCCTGACACCCTTTAATGCTTCATAATAATCTGCTACCAGCTCTCTAATATCTTCATCCATCCCCTTCCCTCCCTGTACAATACAAAAGGCACCATACCGGAACTGTTATCCCGGTATAGTGCCTCCGCTCTTCGGTCGGCATTATTTTACCTTGTCCTTGTTTGTGCACTCCAATTTTGTTATCAGCTCACCGTTAATGTGCTTGATGCTGATCTCAAAGAAATCCTGTCTGCCGATCTTCTCAGCACACTCAACCAATTCTAAAGCCTTTTTCAACACCAAGTCCCTTAGTTTATCCGTCATTCGGCAGTCACCTCAAATTCTACAGTATTTTATTATCTCATCTTGTATCTCCGACGTTTGTCGGCTCGACCCTACAATCATATTGTATTGTATTTCCGACATTTTGTAAAAGTCTGCTATACCCGTTTTTCCTTTATATGGTTAAACCAGCTCAATACTACTTGTATTTACGACATTTTACTTATATTTCTGGCTGGCTTACTAATTTTTTTCTTGATTTTACCATTACTGCGATATATAATAACATTAATAGTCGGTATGACCGTACATGAAGGAGAGAAAAAATGGATATCGGAACCCAAATCAAGGAGCTTAGAAAAGCAAAGAAAATGACACAGGTAGAACTCTCTGCCCATGCAGAGATCTCAAGGTCCTATCTGGCTGATGTGGAAGCCGGAAGGTATAACCCCAGCCTGGAAACCTTGTCAAAGCTTGCCCAGGCTCTTAGCGTCGAGGTTTCGGCTCTTTTCAAAGGAAATGCGGTCCAACCGGACTCTCCTGCAGCCTCTCCCGAAAATACCGGCTCTGCCACAAGGGATAATGGCGTCAGAACAGTAGCTGCCCATAAGACCGACGGTTATGAAGATGAGCTTACAGAGGATGAAAAAATCGCTGTCAGGGCTTTTCTTGAGACCTACAGAAAACAGAAACAAATGGTGAAGGAGAAGAAAGGAGACTAATATGGCATACAGGTTGACCAAGCTTGAGTTATTACAGGAAGAAGCCCTGCAGCATGACATTAAAGTCACGTATGCTTCTCTGCCTAAACGAATCAAGGGACTATACTGCGAAGATTACGATATATCTCCAATCATTGCACTCAATAAACAATATATAGAGAATTCTAAAGAGGAAGCTTGTATCGTTGCCGAAGAGCTTGGGCATTACTATACATCTTCAGGAGATTTGCTCGATGAGGCTGCCGATATGACCGTCGTGAGAAAGCAGGAAGAGAAAGCAAGAAGATGGGCTGCAAAAAGGATCATTTCACTGAATGATATTATAAAAGGATATGAGTATGGAGCAAGAACACAGCAGGAGTTCGCGGAATACCTTGAGACTACGGAGGACTTTCTATGCTGGGCAATTGAATACTATAGAAAAAAATATGGAATCATGAAGGTTATTGATTCCATATATATCATCTATTTTGAGCCTTTTGGAATAATGCGTATGCTCAGGAAATAA